AACTATTTATTTTCCGATAAACATTTGTTCGCAGGCAGGCCGGACGCGATATTTGAAAAGGCGATTGTCGATTTTAAACGATCTGTCACTGACAAAAAGCACATGGCCTTACAGTTTGCCGGATATTATATTCTGGCGTGTGAAAATAAGTTAATTGAGCAAACGAGAAAATGGTACGCGATTTACGGAAAGGACGGAAAGTTTAAGATTGTAAATGTATGGAATCCAGATGCGGAAAGTATATTCAAGGCGTTAGTTAAAAAACACTACATAGACAGAGCAGTTGAAAATTATCTAAAATAAAAGGAGATACACATGAACGAACAAGAATTAAAAATTGAAGTACAGGCAGTTGAAGCAAAAAGCAATATCATAGTTGCCGATAAGCAAACGTATGAAATCGCGACCGGCATGGTAATAACGCTTAAAGAGATGAGAAAAAGGATAGTAACATACTGGAAGCCACCTAAGGATGCCGCATTTGCCGCGCACAAGGAGATCACAAAAAAGGAGTCGGAAATGCTGGCGCCTGTCGACGTGAGAATCCGCGAACTGGACAACAAGGTAAATAAATTTCTAACCGACGAACGCCGGGCGCGAGAGGAAGCCCAGAGGAAACTCGACGATGCCCGCCGGAAACAGGAAGCAGAAGAGCGCGCGAAACTGGAAGCCAGGGCCGCGAGGGCAGAGGCCGCCGGAAAAGAAGAGAAAGCCGAAGCACTCAGGCAGAAAGTGGAAGAGGTATTCGTGCCGCCGAGTATAATCGAGCCGACAGTCGACAAGACTACGCGCACGGACGCGGGAACGATTACGGCTAAACAGGACATTGAGATTGAAATATTAAATCCGATGACCATCATTAAGCATATCGCCGCGGGAACTTTGCCGATCGGAATCGTAACGATAAGCGATGCAAAATTGAAGGCGGCAATAAAGCTCATGGCCGTTGACAAACTGGAAGGCGTTATAATCCGCGAAGTCAGCAAGGCAAGCTACAGAGGAAAATGAAAACTATAAAAACAGAATATAAATGTCAGTGCGGATACGAGGCGATAATGTGGAGCGACTATAAGCTCCCGCCGCCGGTCTGCAAAAAATGCAAAAAGAAAATGGAGGCGAAATGAACGACAAGAAGTGTAAAGACTGCGGGAAGGTCAAGTCACTAACCGAGTTTTATAAATGCGTTCAGAATAATTCGTATTATTTTTATCAATCTTACTGCAAAGATTGCGACAAGAAAAGATCGAGGGCTTGGTATAAAAATCATTTGGAAGAAGGCAGACGGAAGCGGGAGGTATGGCAGATCAATAATAGGGAGACACATAATAGAAATGTCAAAGCATACAATGATCGGAATCCTGAAAAAATACACGCTCATATACTGGCCAGAAAAATAAAGCATTTAACTTTTTGCGAGAAGTGCGGGGCCGGAGGTAAGATTTACAAACATCATCCGGATTATACGAAGCCGAAAATTATTAAATCATTATGTTTAGATTGCCATAAAAAAGAACATAATAGATTGGTGGAAATATTATAAAAGGAAATTAAAATGAAATATTGTGCGACTTGTGCAAGGTTTAAACCTGAAATAAACTTTCATAAACAGAGATCGAGTTCAGATGGATTGAAAACTCAGTGCAATGATTGTGTAGCGAAATATAGTAGAAAATACTATCGGGACAACAGGGACAGGATAAACGAATACGGTAAAAAATATTATAGTGACAATAAAATTGTTGACTTGAAATCGGCCACTGGATAGACTAAATAAATCAGTTGAAGAAAATTTATTTGAACTCGTCTCTCGAATAAGTTTTCTTCCCAGAAAACTAAAGGCCGGTTTTTATGCGAGACGAACTCGAAAGAGTGCATGAGAATCGGCCTTTTATATTTTAAAGGAGGATAAATGGATTATAAGGAATTTTTAGAAAATAAATATCAACTCAGCGGTAATCATGGATTTGATCCGATATTTATGCCGGACTATCTTTTCGATTTCCAAAAATATATGATCGAGTGGGCAACACGAAAAGGACGGGGCGCAATATTTGCGGATTGTGGATTAGGCAAAAGCCCGATGGAGTTAGTCTGGGCGCAAAATGTTATTAAAAAAACTAATGGAAATGTTTTATTATTAACACCCTTAGCGGTCGGGGCGCAAATGAAAAGAGAGGCTGATAAATTTAAAATAGAATCCGAACGGTCAAGAGACGGGAAAATTCACAATAAAATTACGATTACCAATTATGAACAGATACATCATTTTAATCCGAATGATTTTTCTGGAATAATTTGTGATGAAAGTTCAATTTTAAAAAACTTCAACGGTAAAATAAAACAACAGATAAATATTTTTATGCGTAAAATTCCTTATAGATTATTAGCGACAGCGACAGCCGCGCCGAATGATTATATCGAATTAGGGACATCAAGCGAGGCTATCGGATATCTGGGCTATATGGATATGCTGAATAAATTTTTTAAAAATGATCAAAATAATTCAGCTACAAATAAACGCGGACGATTTACAGAGGAAACAAAATGGCGGTTAAAAGGTCATGCTCATCAATCTTTTTGGAGATGGGTTACAAGCTGGGCGCGGGCTATTAGATATCCATCTGATTTGGGATTTGATGATAATGGATTTATTTTGCCGGATCTGATAGAAATAGATAATGAATTAAAAGAGTACGGTAGATTTGAAGAAGGAATTTTGCCCGGTTTTTTATTACCGGCAAGAGGTTTGAAAGAGCAAAGGGATGAACGCAAAGCAACCATTGAAAGCCGATGTGAAAAAGTTTTTGATTTGTTGAAAGATCATAAAGATTTTTCTGTAATCTGGGTTAATCTAAATAAGGAGGGTGATTTATTAGAAAAAATAATTACTGATTCTGTTCAAGTCAGCGGAAAAGATAGCGACGAATCAAAAGAGGAAAAATTGATTTCATTTTCAGAGGGAAAAATAAAAAGACTAATTATAAAACCGAAGATCGGAGCCTGGGGTTTAAATTGGCAACATTGTAATAATGTTATAATTTTCCCGACTCATAGTTATGAACAATTTTATCAATCGATTCGCAGATGTTGGCGATTCGGACAAAAAAGAAAGGTAACCGTAAATTTAGTTTTCACAAAAGGCGACGAGAACATGATTAAAAATTTGAAACGAAAACAAAGTCAGTCCGTAGAAATGTTTAATCATCTTGTTGCTGAAATGAATAATTCATTATCGATAAATAATATTAAAGAATTTAAAAATAAAATGGAGTGTCCGACATGGCTATAAAAGAACAAATAATAGAAAAAAATTACGCCCTGTATAATTCCGATTGTATAGAGGTGATGGCCGATATGCCAGATGAGTCAATTCATCTATCCGTTTATTCCCCGCCGTTTGGAGGGTTGTATCATTATTCAAGTTCGGAAAGGGATTTATCAAATTGCGATTCGTATGAAGATTTTTTTAAACATTATAATTTTGTAATTAAAGAATTAAATCGTATTACTAAAAAAGGTAGATGTACGGCGGTCCACTGCATGGATGTTCCTTCCGGTAATTCTGGGGGCGATCATTTGAGAGATTTCCCTGGGGATATAATTAGAGCGCACGAAAAAGAAGGATTTGATTGGATTGCGAGGCATTGCATTTGGAAAGAACCTTTAACCGTAAGAAATAGAACTATGCAAAAAAATCTTGCTCATAAAACCGTTGTCGATGATTCTATTTATTGCGGGGTTGCGAGTGCGGATTATCTTTTAATTTTTAGAAAAAAAGGTGATAATGAAATTCCGATATCTCATCCAACTGGTTTAAGTTTTTATGCAGGGGAAAGAAAAATACCTGAAGATGTTTTAAAATTTAAAAACTATAAAGGTAATCAGATTGAAAATAGATATTCTCATTGGATATGGAGACAATACGCTTCCAGTTTTTGGGATGATGTACGGCTGGATCACGTCCTGCCATTCAAACAATCCCGGGATGAAGATGACGAAAAGCACGTCCATCCATTACAGCTCGATGTTATAAATAGGGTGATAATTTTAAGAACCAATCCTAATGAAATAGTTTTTACTCCATTTATGGGAGTTGGGTCAGAGGTATACGGGGCGGTTATAAATGGTCGGAAGGGAATCGGAGTTGAATTAAAAGAATCATATTACAAACAAGCGATAATGAATTTAAAAAATGCAAAACGGAATCAGAATGAAGATTTAGAATTATTCACGGAGGCCGTCAATGATTAAGGTGTATTTAGCAAGCCCGTATTCAGTCGGTTACAAAATAGGAAATGTCAACCGTCAAATAGACATGGCATCCGCGTTACGCAACCACGGATTTACGGCTTACATCCCATTGATGAGTCACTTTGAACATGAGAGACATCCAAGACCGTGGGAAGATTGGATTGAACATGATTTAGAGTGGCTGAAAGTTTGCGATTGCGTTTTAAGATTGGACGGTGAAAGCAAGGGCGCAGATATGGAATGCGCGGAAGCGCGGCGGCTTTACAAGCCTGTATTTTTCAGCATAGACGAGATTAAAAAATTCCGAAATAGTATTGACAAAATAAGAGATAAGGGATAAAAAGATATATATGAACCGGTCAAATAAAATAAGAGCCTTTAATGCA